ATGTTAAGGAGGTAGAGACTAAGCCTATACTATTTTCACCTACTCCTGTTATTAAAACTTTGTTTGGAGCTTATGTACCTATGATAGCAGGCTCAGCACCTGAGACAAACATAAGGATACTATACGATAAGACTACCACCACTGCACCATTAGCTACCTGTGGCCCTTACTCTATTTTAGACTATGGCTCAGTAGGGCAAAGTAACTTAACAAGCTACCCATTAGTAGGCCACTTTGATGATCCATTAACTCCTAGCTTTGATATTAACTTCGCTATCTGTGATTTCTACTATTACCAACCTAACACCCTTACTGATAACAATCTCTATAATAGATATTGGAGGAGGACTATGGGCCAAATCAATAATGGTAAGATGCTCATAGCTAACTTTGATTTGAAGGAAAATGATATCCAAGCTTTGAAGCTTAATGATAAGATTAGAATAGATAACTCATGGTGGAATATCAATAAGGTAATAGACTATGATGCCAATGCTCGCAAGCTTACAAGGGTAGAACTTATCAGCATTGATAACGAGATTAACTTCTTACCTTTTATGGGGCCAGGTGGTCCAGTGATACCTACTCCTCCTGCAGCTATAGGAGCTATGCAAATGTTAGCCATGAGTCCTATCAATACTACTCAGATGATTAACTCTAATGTGTTTGGAAACCAAGCTACAGCTCAGGTAATGGGAAGAGGTAACGTAATAGTAGGAGGTACTAGATCAGTGGTAGCAGGTGATAACAATGTGATAGGTGATAATATTATAGCAGGAGATAACCTAATAACGTCTAGCATAAATGGCACATCTATCTCAGAGCTGTTTCCTTCATTTGTTCAAACTAATGATACTGATTTAACACTGTGGAATAATGGGCAGGGGGGTGTGACTAGCAATACTACCTATGGCGAAAGTGCGTTAAGAAGTAATACTACAGGTGCTGCTAACACAGCTATAGGCGAAAGTGCTCTTGCTTCCAACATCATAGGTAACAGTAACACAGCTGTAGGTGCATCTGCTTTAATTAATAATACAAGTGATGATAACACAGCTATAGGTACTAATGCTTTATCTACTAACAATTTAGGTTTAGCTAATACAGCTGTAGGCTCAAATGCTTTAACAAATAACACTTCAGGTATTTTTAACACAGCTTTAGGTACAGCTGCTTTACTAAATAACAGTACAGGTGATAATAATACAGCTGTTGGGCAAGGTGCTTTACTAATTAACAGTATAGGTACTGGTAACACTGCTATAGGTCACAAAGCCTTATCTAATAACATTACGGGCAGTGGTAACACAGCTATAGGACTTAACACTGACAGTGGCAACTTTGATGCTAGCATAATACTAGGCCAAGATGCAACTGCTACAGCTTCTAATCAATTTGTATCAGGTAGTGTAAGTTATCCTGCAGGAGCAGTGAATGTAGCAGTGGTAGCTCAGACGCAAACATGGGATGTAATTATTAACGGGGTAGCCCACAAAATACTTTTAGCATAATGAACGAGGTAATAATCCCTATAAAATTAGCAGGCCTGGGTGAGATGAAGGCTGAGCTGAAGCAGATTAAAAATGACTTAGTCACTGCTACTGATCCTGCTGAAATAGAGAGATTATCCTCCAGGGCAGGTGAGCTCAATCAGAAGCTTAAGGATACCAATAAGACTATTAAGAACTTTAGTACAGGATCTACTGTGCAACAAGTAGGCAATCAGATAAGTGGTATTAAGGATAGTCTAATGAACATGGACTTTTCTAAGGCAGCGACTCAAGTAACTGCTTTTACAGCTACGGTTAGCAATTTCAAAGTAACTGATTTAACCAAGGGCTTAGGATTATTGACAAAGGCTGTAGGAAGTCTGTCTATGCAATTTGTTAAGATGGGCCTGTCTCTATTAACCAACCCTATATTCTTATTGGTAGCTGTTATAGTAGCAATAGTAGCAGCAGTGCTTATCTTCCTCAATAAGATAGGGGTGTTAGAGAAAGTGTTTAATGCCTTAATGGTACCTATTAAGATGGTTATCCAATTATTCAAAGACTTAGCAGATTGGTTAGGCTTGAGTTCTTATGCTGCAGATGAGAATGCTGAGAAAGTATCAGCAGCTATGGAGAAAGCATCCAATGCTAGTAAGCTAAGGAGTGAACAAATATCCAAGTCTTATGATCAGGAGATAGCCATGGCTAAGATAGCAGGTAAAGATACCACTAAGATGGAGATAGAAAAATCAGTATCTCTACAAACTGAAGCCCAAGCTAGAATAAAATACAATCAAAGAACATACAAGGCCATGAAGCACATGGATGATGAGGCCGCTATAAATAAAAGGAAAGCATTAAGGGAAGCTATCAAAACTGATAATGATATAGTTGAAGCAGGAGCTAATCAAAGGCTGCAGATAAATGCTCAATCAATAGTAGATGATGCTAATGATGCTAAGGCTGCTGCGAGTGATGCTGCTGCTGCATACAAAGAAAGATTAGCTAAACAAAAAGAAGCAGCTCAGAATAGAATAGATGCAGCTAGACAAATCAAAGACCTAGAACTAGCAGCAATAAAAGACCAGGGACAAAGGGAAGCTGATACTTTGAAAGAAAAATATGTAAGACTTCAAGCTGACTTGCTTAAAGATATTACTAAGAATGCTAGTGAAAAAGCAGCACTCAAAAAAGCATTAGAACAAGCTGAGGAAGATGAGGAGGCTAAAATGCGTAAAGCCCAATATGATAAGACTGCTGTCTTTGATAGAAATCTAAAAGATTTAGAGATAGCTAACATGGCTGATGGTGAGGAAAAAATTGCAGCTCTGCAAGCAGCGGCTTATTTTAGAGCTAGAGTTGCAGCTAGACAAGCTTATGGTAATAGTGAAAGAGATATAAATAAACAAACTGATGAGTATAAAGAAATAGCTGAGCAATTAAGAATAGCAGATGAAGCTACCACTAAGGCTAGATCAGATAAGAAGATAGCAGATCAACAGGCTTTACTAACTGCAATTAATGACTTAACTCTGACTGATGATCAACGTAAGATAATGGCTATTGAAGCTCAGTATCTAAAAGAGCAAGCACTTGCTAATGGTAACGCTGAGACCTTGCTAGCGTTAAAGAATAAGTATGATACAGATATCTCTAATGCTAACATCACTGCTGCTAATGCCGAAGTAGAAACAGCTGCTAAGGTAAGAGATGCTAAGCTAACTTTTGCTAAGGATACAGTAGATGGCTTGACTAACTTAGGAGGAATGCTTATTAAAGACCAGGCGAAGCTAGCTAAATTCAATAAGGCAAGTGCTCTTATTCAAATAGGTATAGATACAGCTAAGGCTATCTCTGCTTTAGTAGCAGCTTCAAACACTAACCCATTGAATGGTGTGACAGGTGGAGGTGCAGGTATTGCTCAATTCGCAGCAGGTGTTATACAGATAGCTACTAATATAGCTAAGGCTAAGCAGTTACTCACATCACCATCTACCCCTGTAACATCAGGAGGAGGAGGAGGAGGAGATACTGGAGGTGGGGGAGGTGGTAGCAATACAGCCACTATGATACCTCAAGCAGCTCAGCTGTTTGGCTCATCTAACAATGCTAACACTATGAATGCAGGAGGAGGTAGCTCAGATGGTGGTGGTAATATGATGGTTACAGCTGTAGTTAGTGAGACTCAGATAACAAACGTTCAAAAGAAAATAAACATGATAAATAAAAACTCAGAGCTATGAACAGTCTACAAGCAATAACCAACAAAATAATAGCATTCTACACAGCCCATAAGCAAGTATTCAAGGTAGGTACTGATTTCAAAGAACAGCTGTATAACTTTGCTACTCAGAATGAGAAGTATCCCCTGGTGTATATCGTGCCTAGTGGGGTTATCCCAACTGAGAACACTACTGAGTTTACCTTTGATATTTATTGTTATGATATTATACAAAAGGATAGAGCTAACATCATAACCATTCTTAGTGATACTCAACAGATCCTTAGTGATTTGAATATCTACTTTAATGATAGCACTGACTATGACTTTGATGTGGTAGGAGTGCCTACCTTTACACCCCTAAACAATGACTTGCTAGATTACGCTGCAGGGTATCAAATGACTATTACTCTTACTGTCAATGATTGGACTGATTGTGCTGTACCAATCTAAACATTTTACAATATTAAACTAATATAGTTATGGCAAATAATACACTACAACAAATAGCAGATAATTTAGGGGTAACAGGTTACGACAATACTAGCTTACTTATAGGCATAGCTGAATACTATGGTGTTGATATTAATAGATCTAAATGTCTAATGGTTGATATTTTAGAAGCAGCAGGAGGTGATGCTCGTAGATCTAATAACTACATGGAGGATATAGTAGTAACATTAAGAGGTAGTAGAAATTCACTCAATGTTATTCAAGCTTGGGAAAACGCAACAATATAAGTTATGGGATGGTGGGGTAACTGGAGGCTTAACTTAATGACTTACTAAGATGGCATACGCAAATAATGGTATATTCAATGTGCTTTATCCTACCAGGAGGAAGATGGCTACTATTCTTAAAAGGATAGTAAGAGATGATATCTCTAATCCTACAGGTAGTACACTAGTAGATAGCATTAGAATTAATGCTCAGATAGTAAACATGGAAAGGTTAGAGATAGAGATAATAGCAATGTATTACTTTATCTTTTTGAATAATGGAGTACCACAAACTTCTAATGCTTATGGACCTAATAGTGGTCAAATAGCTCCTAGAGAATTTGTAGATAGGTTTACTCAGGAAATGGAGAGCTCAGGTATCACTGCTGAAATATACCAACAGTACTTTGATTGGCTTAGTAAAAATTATCCTATGAACCAATGGGTGCCTGTTATCAAAGAAAATCAGAAACTAGTATATACTTTCTATGCATTAGATCCTCCTGCTGATTTCGTGTCAGGCTACCCTTTAAATGTCTAATTCTTTTTTCATACCTAGTACATTGAATACATAGGTAAGTGGTAGAGCTCCAACAGCTTCACTCTTAGTGATGTCACCATCAGTGAGGCCGTATATCATACGCTCCCAACTCCACTTGTTATTCTTTACCTCAGCCTCTACCTCTTTAATCTCTTCAGGCTCCATGGCTGACTTATCATCTGCTGTTAGCTCCTCTTCTGCTTCACCAAATAAATTCTTATACACATCTAGAAAATTCTCCCTAAACTTAAGAAACTCAGCAACTATCCCATACACCTCAGTGATTGGTATATCTAAAAACTTCTCAGCTCTTACATTAATATCATAGTCATAGGTCTCCAGTACTACCTCTCCCCATTCATTAACCTTGGTTTGCCTGTAAAGGATAGCACAAATTTTGTCTAGGTTAGTGTGGTAGTTATCGTTGAAATAGTAGTCCAGGTCAATATATTCAAAGAGGCACAACTTAGACAAGGGCTTTATCTTCATACCTAGGAGCTCATGCTTATATTGTTTAGATGGTTGCGATAAGGCCCACTTAAACTGAGCTACCATTTTAATTAACTCATCTAAGTCTAGCTCATCTATCTCATCATAGCTCATATCAGTAACAATGGCTAATAGGTCACTATTGTACCCATTGGCTCCCTGGTCTTTGTCTATCTCAGAAATTTCAATAAACTGCTCAAGTGAAATATCACTCCACTGTTTCGGTAACATCTTCTACTGCTTCAACTTGTTTAGCTAATTTTTTAGTAATGAATAGTAGGTAAGGAATAGCTACATTAGCCTTAAGTTCTTTAATTAATTTTGCCTTAAGTTTAAGGTGAGCTTCTGCATAGTGCTCAGTGGAAGTAAGATCATCACGCTTAAAGAAAACTGCTAACACATCACTAATATATCCCTTAGGTTTTGCTATAGCTATCTTTTCAATAAGCTTAGTATCTCTAACTGTCATTTTTAACTCAGCTGTATAGCTGTATCCTGCTAACTCAATTTGAGAGATGGTAGGGTAGTCTACCTCAGGGATAGTGTTGAACTGGTTAGTGTACTCAATAAAATCAGCCACATCTACATCATGAAATTCACTCTCAGCTATGCCTAAGCTAGCAAATATCTGCAGGTGCTTATCTACAGCGTCAAGCTCCTTGTTATTGCTAAGCTCGGTTATTACTTCAAACTGCTCAATAGTCAGCTCGTCAAGGTGGTTAGGGATATCCCTTCCTAAAATAGTTATCATAGTTTAATTTTTTAACAAATATACAAATAATATAATATAGGTATGGCAAAAGATAATTTACCTATTTACAAAATAACTATAGATCCTGAATACTCTGAAAATGGGGAGGATCTTGGAATTGAAGCCATTGCCTTTACAAGCACGCCTGCCATTAAAGTTATGGGCCATGCTTTCAATTCTCAGGTTAAGCAAATGATATTTAAGGATAATGTTAAGTATCGTATTGTGGCACCTGCTCTGATACCTATGGAGATCTATCGTAAAGATGATGAGGATGGCAAAGAGTACTATGTTAAGTTTACTAAGGAAGAGATAGAGAAAATTCATTCTAAGTTTATGAAGGACATGTCTAATAAGGACCTGTTTAATTTAGAGCATGATACCACTGAGACAGTGCCCGCATATATTTTGGAAGCCTGGATTGTAGATAGCCCTCTTAAAGATAAGGCATACTCTAGCTTTGGTATAGAGGTACCTGAAGGTACACTAATGGTAACAGCACAGGTAACTGATGTGGAGTACTATAACCATCTAGTAGATAATGATCAGGTAGGCTTCAGCATTGAGGGATACTTAGGTATGAAATTAAAAGCAGAAACACAATTAAAAACAAATATAAATATGAACAAATTACCTGATGGAGAGCACACCATTGACGGTAAAATCTATGTCGTAGTAGACGGTGAGATTACTGAAATACGTGATGCTGAAGTAGTGGAGGCCTCAGAAGAGGTAGCCCTAGAAGATACAGTAGTAGAAGAGGAGGAAGTAGTAGAAGAGACTATGGCTGTAGATCCTGTCCTAGATGCTGAGGCAATACTAGCAATAGTTAAGCCTGCCCTAGATGCAGAAGTGAATAATTTAGTAGCTATGATAGCAGACCTTAAGGCCCAATTAGAAGAGGCTTTATCTGTAGATAGTGAAGAGGAGGTGGTAGAAGAGGTTGTAGCTTTAAGCGTACAACAAAGACTAAGTAACTTTATTAAATTTAACAATAACAAATAACAACAAAATGAGAAAACTAAGATTCGACTTAAACAATGGGCAAGGAGCCCAATTAACACCTAACGCTGAGGCATTTTATGCACAGGCTTATTTAGGATCATCTGACATAGTAGATAACTTTCGTACTTTGCCATCGGTGAAATTTGAAGTAGCTCTAGGAGCTGTTACTTTTGGTGACATCCTACAGCCTTCTAACTGTGCTTTCACTGCACCTACAGATACTTTATCTGCAAAGATTATGAGTGTATGTGCTCTATCTGCAATGGCTCAGATTTGTCAGTTTGAATTAGAGCAGTCTTTTGTATCTTTACAAATGGCTCAAGGTTCTAATGGTGATTTCACTGTAGCTAACTTTATGAACTTCTACTGGAGTGAGATGGCTAATTCTATCAATGGATCTATTGAGTCATTAAGATGGCAAGGTGATACTACTTTAATAGCTAATCCACTAAATTTATGTGATGGTTACGAAGTACAACTTGCAGGAGATATCGCTGTTATCCCTTACGCTATGACACCTACTCCTACTTTTGCTCAGTTATTGACTGACTTAGAGGCTGCTTTTGCTTTAGTACCTGCTAACATTGCATCTCGTACTGCTGATTTACGTATCTACTTACCAACTCAATTAGTAAACATCTACCGATTAGGTGTAGCTTCAGGTAACACTAATGCTTATATCACTCAGGATCTATCTTTGACTTATTTAGGTATTAAGATTGTTCTTTGTCCAGGTATGTCTAATGATCATTTGGTAATTACATTGAAAGATAACCTTATCTATTTGTTTGATGCTGAATCAGATCCATCAGATCTACGTGCAGTGAACTTGTCTGATACTGTTGCTGAGCCTTACTTGAGAACTCGTGCTAACATGAAAGTAGGATTTAACTATGTTAATCCAACTGATATCGTTTTCGGATCTTAATATTAATTCATAGAGGGGGGCAACCCCCTTTATATAAAACTTAAAAATATGCCTATATGCACCGCTTTGGAAGGGATCCAAAAATCCTGCGACAACAATTCAGGAGGAATTTACCAGGTATGGTTTATCCCTCAAGATAATATCAACGTAGTTACTGCAAGTACTACCTACCCTAGCTACGAGGTAACAGCTATTTCAGTTACACCTGCTTTAACAGTGTTTGACAGTTATTTCATTCGCAGAAATACATCAAACTATACTGAGGAGCAAGCTGCTGATCTTATCAATGGCTCTACTTTTGTAACACAAACTATAAATTTAGTATTTCACCGACGTGAAGCTGCTAAGTCTAATGCTCTTAAGATACTTGCTTCAGGGCAACAGTACCTTTCAGGTGTAGTATTAGATGCTAATGGTAAATATTGGTACTTCCCATACTTGCAGCTTACTGCAACGGGTGAAGGATCAGGTACAGCTCGTGCTGATGGCTCTAAATATACAGTTACTTTGGTAGCTGAAAATGAAAGCTTAGCACTAGAGGTACAGTTAGCAGGTGGCCCTGCAGCTTACACTGCTTTAGGCTTGATTTAATCTATTGCCTCTCTAAAATTAGCCCTGCATATTGTGGGGCTTTTTTTATTTCTAAACATTTTGAAGTGAACATCTAATATAGGTATGATATACATTGAACAGGGAGTGATTAATCAAATAGTTTTAACCTTAACAGAGGTCACTACTGTACCCACCCCTCATTATCTATTTGCTTTTAGAAATGAATTTAACACTCTTTCAACTAATCAGCTATTTACTACTGCAGATACTAGCTCATACCCTGAAAGATACAATCTTTTTGTATTGAATGAGCCTGTAGATATTATCTTAAAGCAAGGGCAATT